CGATGAATTGCAAAATTTAGCAAATTACCGATCAGTCTAGCTGGAGGGTAAAGGATAATATCCCCACATGCGGGCCGTCGCATGTGTTCCTGTTTAAATCAATAAACAGGCTAAAATATTTGTACGTTAAGCCACGTACTTAGGCTGTCCAAGATCATGTGAGTAATACACAGTAGGTGTACACACAAAGAAATGGAGATTAAAGTCAGGAGCAATGTTCATATACTTGGACACTCTAAAAGATTTATTTAATCCAGACCCATCAGTTGCATAAAACTGCAACCAATAAGTATAGTAATCGGTATCATCCCAAGATGTACCTAACAACCAATCTTCCTGACGAGTTGAGTTAAACAAGTATTGATGTTGGTCAGGCATTTCAGCTGAAATACACTCACACTCATTCATATTTGTCAAAACAATTCCGTTTCTTCCTGTGTATCTGTTTATACTCCAAACTTCTCTTGTCATGCTCTGATTATCACCATAATCATCAACATTAGCAATATATCCAGTTTCTAATGTTGAATTAGCTGATCTGGTTGTGCTTGACATTCTAATAAATTGAGCTTCTTGAACAACTTCATTCTGTTGGGTAAATTGGAATTTAACCTGGATACCGCCACGTAAAGCAGCAAAACAAGCTGAAACCCAATTAATAGGATGCATGTAACTAAAAGTGAATCTAGCATTTTCATTTGCAGCTGTTAATTTCTCAGAATATAAGTATGCATTGGTATCATATCCAATAGGGAATGGATATCTTCCCATATGAAGTCTACTTATCACCATATCTTTCGTGGTTGTGACATTTAAAGGTGTCAATATACTAGAAAGAGAGGCTCTAGAAAGCAAAGTACGCAATGATACTATTTGTTCTCCAAAATTAACTTTGTAACGCTCATCATATTGTTGACCCGTCACGATATCACTCTCAGTTCCTACTTGCATGTCTAAATGTGTCACACATTTATTTAACAAATAGGTGGAATTTGGAACTGAAAGTTCCAAATTCTCAGCTCCTCTAGCATATGCCAAAATATGGCAAGAGGGGGCAGCTTGAGGACTAGATAAAGTTGTCAAAACTTGAACTCGAATAGTTCCATTGGTATATTGATCAGTATGGGTTATAGAAGCAGTCTTTCCATATTCTCCTGTAGTTGACGGAGAAAAA